TGGTGGGAAGTGTTATCGCTTTTTATTTCGGAAAGTTAATTTATTAAAAAACAAATAGATATGGCAACACTTAAAGCACTAATGACTTCTTTCTCCAAGCAAGGAGTACAGGAGCAACGAGGAGAAATCATCTACAACTTTACCAATGGACGCACTAGCTCTGCGAAAGAGCTTACAGTGGTTGAAATAAACGAGTTGTATTACGAGTTGAACAAAAGAGCTTCGGCGAAGTCCCAAGAACTGGACAAAAAGAGAAAAAGACTGATAGCGGCTATCTTCGGGGTATTTGAAAAGATGAACAAAAAACCGAGCGTGGAATATGTGAAAGGCATCGCCTGCCGTGCAGCGAAAGAAGATGATTTTAACAAAATCCCTGCCGAGAGGCTGACAAGTCTTTATAACGCTTTTCTAAATGCTCAAAAAGACTTGAATTTTGCCAAAAGGCTCGCAGACAGCCTTGTAGAAGAAACGATAATTTTAAATTAGAAACATGAATATAATAAAGATTTTAAACCAAGATTTAGAAAAGGTTTTAGAAGTGAAAGGCGAAGGCATTTATATTAAAATTAAAGATGGAATACAGTGTATCTGCAAAGATACTTCGTGGGGGCATTTTGATAGCGAGATGATTATTTACACGGTTCCCCGAAACTTTTTCTTATTCAAAAACCAAGAAAATGAAAACGAAAATTAAAATTGCGCCAGAAACCCTGTTTTTAGTGCATCGCATAGTAAGAGATGCCAGTCAGTGTGTTGCTAGGACAAGGGAGGAAAAAGTGCGAAAATCCATCTTGGAGGAACTTTTTAAAACTCTTACCAGCAGATGCTTTACTTACACTAATAATCCCAATGGCAGAGAGCTTTCGCTTACTTTAAAATTTTACCAGATGGACGCTCTTTTTAACTGCCTTATCATAGCTAATACCAGCGAAATAGGGTTTTATGAACAAAACAAACTGGATATGTTAAAGAATAAAATTCATCAACTATTATGAAAGAATACATCATCATTCACAAAGACAGCGAGCAGAAAATAACACTTGGATATGACAATACTTTCGGGATGCTCCGAAAGGTGGAGTTATCCAATACCCGCTGGACATGGGAAGACATAACTGTTGCCCTCAGACAAGCGAATAAGCTCCGAAGTGAGACCGATTTTTTAAGACAGATGGAGAGTCCTATTCCAGACTTTGACTTCTTGGAAATGCCAAAAGACTTAAGGTTTGAGGTCTTCTGGAACGCCTACGGCTACAAGGTGGGAAAGATACCTGCGACACAGAAAGCATGGAACGCCCTCACGGATGCTGAAAAAATAGAGGTTCTGCTCTTTATTCCTAAATTCAAAGAAGGGAAGAAAGCCGATAAAACAGCGATGCCTTATCCGAGTACTTTTCTCAATCAAAAATACTGGCTGGCAGATAAGATTTAAAGACTTTTTAAAACGGATTTAAAATGATACGAATAAAAGAAGAACAGGGCATCATAACGATGCACGCCAGAGCCGAGATGTCGCAGGGACATATTATAAAGTTTCTGCAGAGCCAAGGCTATGAGGTTAAGGGGTACTATCTAAATCTTCCTGCTCAAGAAGGACTTCTTGTCAGTGAACCTGCTGTCTCACGATGGACATTTACCGCCACGAAAGAGGGCGAAAAACAAAGTAATGAAAACATCTACACTGATGTTTTTGGGCGTGAAATAAAGCGTTTTTTCAAAGAGTTTTCTAAAATATAAAGTTTTTTCATCATATTATATTTTTTGGCCGCCTGCATTTGTGGGCGGTTTTTTTATTTTTTGTTCCTGAAAAAATTGCCTTGCAAAACTGCAAAATGCTTATTATCTTTGCGATATGGGAGTTAGAGTTCAAGATATAGGCAGGAGAAGGAATCTGTTACGGCGATACAAGGCCGTAATGGAGGAATTTAATAAATATGACTGCCGAATTATTCCTATTACTGTAATTCATAGGGAGTATATCTATCCTAAATTTCATATCTCCAGAGACACACTGTATCGCATCCTTAGTACACCTATCGATGAAGAATTAGAGAAGGTAACGCTACCTTCCCTATTTGATTAAACATTGTGTGCTTCAAAATCATAGATAACAGCATATTCCTGCACGCCATCGTCTCGCTGGGTTCTGGCAAATGAGGAGCGGAGCATTTTCCCACAATTATTATCAGGAGAAAAACCATGCAGTTTTTGATGTATTTTTTCCACCAAATCAAAAACAGCCCAAGCGTTGTCTTTTTGTGTCTGTGGGGCTAAATGGCTAGTGTTAGTCAGTTTCATATTAGCAAGTGTGATTTTTACCGAAAACAAGCCATTTTGCCTGTCTTTAGGGTGTTTGGTTGCGTCTTTTGATATATTAGAAAACTGCCCACTCTGAATATCTATGAGACAACAAGGCCATTTTACAGGCATATTTGGGGAATAGTAGTCTATCTGCCCCCAGTCTTCGTCAATATAGCGAAGTTCTGAGATTTCTGCCAATCGGTTCTGAATGTTAATTAAAATCTGTTTCATTGTCAATTATTTTTTCTGTTCCATTTTTTTCATGAGAGCATCCATTTCTTTTTTCAGCTCTCCAAAATTATGATTGATAACTTCCTTAATGTACTTGTCTACTTGTGGATGACTTCCTATAAATTGCCGTTTTTCTATCTTTATGATACTTCCAATAGGTTTTAATGCGAGGGCTTTCCATTGTTCTGCTTCTATTGATAGTTTTTTGTTTCGGGCAGAACTAGAAGCCTCTCCGTTTTTCTTTTTGGTGGTGGCGTTGGAGGTTTGGTAATATTTTGCCCAGAAAAATTTGCGCATCTGCGGAGTCACACGGATTTCTCCTCCGTTGTTATGTATATCAGCATAAGGAAGAGAAGAACTCCATACAATACCATTGCTGGTTACTTTGGGGCTGAGTAGTGATTTTCTAAGCCTTCCTGTGCGCATCATCAGAGAACCTCTATGATAGGTTAATTTAGTAGCTGGCCATTTTTCATCAAAAAAGGCTTTTCGCTCAAAGTTTCGGTCAAACTCCTCACCAAGTTTTACCTTTATATCAGTAAGAGTTTGTTTTAAAAAATCTTTTGGAGTCATTTTTAAATTATTTTTAAAGGTGTTTTAAAATTTATTTGTAACTTTGTATAAAATTTTAGCCAAATGACACTTGAAGAATATTATAAAGCCAAAGAAAAGATAAAGATACCTGAAGGGCTATCTTGGGAGGATGAAGACAAGTTTTATTTCCAAGAAATAGAGAAATTGCGTTCTCAACTTTCCCCAAAAGATTTAGAAAAAGTGTTAGAAGATGTTAGAAGATTTCAGAAAAAAATGCAATCTCCTTACAACTAAATTTCTTCCATTTCAATTCTATTAAAACCTTGTTCATCAACATATACCTTTAATATCTTAAATTGTGTTCCTTCCTTAAATAACACTTCCTTTTCATGGGAGAAGTAGGATAATTCCTCAATCTGTTTTCCATTTTTAGATAATATTTTATACTTTGTGTTTCTATCAAATGATTTTTCTCTATCCTTTGAGGTAGATAAATAGTGATTTTCAGTATAAGGTTCTCCAGTTTCTGCTGCTTTTTTATACTTGTTAATTATTTCTGAAGACAAGTCAGCACCACGATAAACATTTCCTTTATAAGATTCTAATTTATCCAAGGCACTATTCATTACTTTTTTGTACCTTTCAAAAAATTCTTCTTTGGGTTCTCCTCCATTTCTTAAATAAAAATTTATATCAACAAAGAAATCTCCAGTATATTTATCTACACAAAAAGTTTCTGCTGGTCGTATCTTATTATTAATTTGAAGAGCATTTTTATGCGTTTTAGACTGGGCATATTCTTTTGCATCTTGTCCAAAGCTTTTGAAAATGGCATCATCATATTTTGAAGTATCTTCTATGTTTTCATTTCTTACCTTCTCTTTCAGAGCTTCTTTGACATCTTTTGCTCCCACCACTTTGTTGTAAGCGTTGTTAGGTGGAAAAACTTTTTTCTCTGCACCTGGATTAAAACGGAACA